TTGAGAACAACATATCACTTTTTATACAACATATGATTGCTAGGAAAAAACAAAGATATTTAGTACCTAAACAACAAATATTATTCTTAAAAGATCTTGGCTCAAATAGAACAGTATATCAGGAATATGGATGGAAGAATACTGGTACATTATTCAAGAGTCATTTGATTTCTTACGCAATAGAATTTTTAAGAGAAGTAATTGATGAAGAGCTAGATGATAATGGTAACGTAATGACTCAAACATTGGGGGTTGAAAGAATACCAGATCCAATGCTTTTAAAAGAAATGTTAGCATATTACCCAGGATTAAACGTGGATAGACTTGTTGCTTTTGGTGCATTAGTGGCTTTTGTTAAAATTCAACAATCAAATAGAGGTTATACTAAAAGGCGTGAATCAGAGAATGATTCTTTGGTAAACTCAGAAAATTTTAGTAAATTAAAGTATAGTAGTGCCTTTAAAAATATTGGACGCAATAGGACTTTAGGGGGTGCTAAGATAAGAAGATCCGGATTTAAAAATATAAAATAGACTAAATTGGTATGAGAGTATTAAATGCAATGCAAATGAAAAATGGGGCTAAAGCTGAAAGCGGGCCTACATTTTCTAGCTTAACACAACCGGTTCAGTTTTTACCATATAAAAAGAAAGATGATGATTGGTCTGCGTGGAACCTTGATTGGCTTGAGCTACAAGGTATAGAATTTTTGCGTGTTAATTCAAGAAGACTTCTTAAAAATTATAAACTGGCTAAAGGTATAATTGATAAAACAGATTATATAGTAGAGCCAGATAATGAATATAAAGATTTAATGGATGTTCTTACTGCTGAAAATGATTCAGCATTAGAACTTAAGTTTTATCCTATTGTCCCAAACGTAATTAACGTTCTTACAGGAGAGTTTGCTAAGAGATATTCAAAAGTACAGTTTAGAGCTGTAGATGATGCATCATATAATGAAATGCTTGAGCAAAAGAAAATACAAGTAGAAGAAGCACTACTTGCAGATGCTGAACAAAAGATGATGCGCAAGATGATTGAAATGGGTGCAGACATGGGATCTGAAGAAGTTCAGCAACAAATGAATCCTGAAAATTTAAAATCTTTACCAGAAATAGAAGACTACTTTAGTAAGTCTTATAGAAGTTCTATTGAAGAATGGGCTTCACACCAACTTGCAGTTGATGAAGAAAGATTCAAAATGCAAGAACTGGAAGAAAGAGGGTTTAGAGATATGTTAATTGCTGATAGAGAGTTTTGGCATTTCCGTATGTTAGAAGATGATTATGATATTGAATTATGGAATCCTGTGTTAACCTTCTATCAAAAGTCACCAGATCAAAGATATATATCAGATTCAAATTACGTAGGTAAGATTGATCTAATGACGGTTTCTGATGTAGTTGATAAGTATGGTTATTTGATGGATGAAAAGCAGCTTAAATCACTTCAAAAGATTTATCCTGCACGTTCAGCACAATATCAAGTTACTGGTTATCAAAATGACGGTGCTTATTATGATGCAACAAGATCTCATGAGTGGAATACTAATATGCCAGGTCTTGCATATAGACAGTTTACTAGTAATTACTGGAATGATCCTGCAAGAGGTGGAGATATATTAAGTCAAATCCTTGATGAAAATGAAGATGTTTCAATGTGGGGTGAAGGTAACTTAATGAGAGTATCAACTATATATTGGAAAACACAAAGAAGAGTTGGTCACTTAACTCATGTTAAACCAGATGGTGAAGTTGTACAAGAGATTATAGATGAGACATATAAGATAACTAAAAAGCCCATATATGACACTTCTATATTTAAGCAAAAAACAAAAGACACATTACTAGAAGGTGAACATATAGATTGGATTTGGATTAATGAAGTTTGGGGCGGTGTTAAGATTGGACCAAATTTACCAGCAATGTGGCAATCTACAATGGGTGATAATATTAATCCAATATACTTAGGTATTAATAGAACTAAACCAGGAAGATTACCTTTCCAATTTAAAGGTGATAATTCATTGTATGGTTGCAAGCTACCAGTAGAAGGAAGAGTATTTTCTGATAGAAATACAAGATCAACATCATTGGTAGACTTAATGAAAGCGTATCAAGTTGGATACAATATGGTTAATAACCAGATTGCAGACATTCTAATAGATGAATTAGGAACAGTAATCATGTTTGATCAAAATGCTTTACCACGTCACTCAATGGGAGAAGACTGGGGTAAAAACAATTATGCTAAAGCATATGTAGCAATGAAGGATTTTCAAATGCTACCTCTTGATACATCAATTACTAATACTGAGAATGCTACTAACTTCAATCATTATCAAACTCTTAACATGGAGCAGACTAATAGATTGATGTCTAGAATTCAACTTGCAAATTATTTTAAACAACAATGCTTTGATGCAATTGGTATTAACCCTCAACGTTTAGGTGGGGCTGTGTCAGCTCAAACAGCTACAGGGGTTGTACAGGCTATGCAACAATCATATGCACAAACAGAAATGTACTTTGTACAACACTCAGACCATTTAATGCCACGTGTTCATCAAATGAGAACAGATCTTGCTCAGTTCTATCAAAGTAGTAATCCAAGTGTAAGGTTACAATACATATCTACAGAAGCAGAAAAAGTAAACTTTACTATTAATGGTACAGATTTACTACTTAGAGACTTTAATGTATTTGCAACAACTAAGACTAATCATAGAGCTATCCTAGAAAATCTTAAACAAATGGCTCTTCAGAATAACACAACAGGCGCAAGCATTTATGAATTAGGTAATATTGTTAAAGCTGATTCAATTGCTGAAGTATCTGATATACTAAAAGATTCAGAAATCAGACAACAAAAGCAAAGACAAGAAGAAATGCAGCAGCAGCGTGAAATGCAAGAGCAACAGCTACAAGCAAAAGCTCAAGAAGAGCAACAAAAACTTCAAGTTGAAATATCAGAAAATGAGAAAGACAGAAGAAATGATGTGTTATTAGCTGAAATTAGATCTGCTGGTTATGGATCTATGGTTGATTTAAATCAGAATCAGCAATCTGATTATCAAGATGTTATGAAAGATATTAAAGAAACAACTCAATACCGTGAGCAAATGAACTTTAAGCGTCAAGAAAGTGCTACAAAGTCAGCTCAAGAAAACAATAGACTTGCGGTAGAAAGAGAAAAAATTGCTGCTCAAAAACAAATAGCTGATACTAAACTTCAAATAGCAAGAGAGAATAAAAACAAATATGATTCTCCAAAAAAAGATGAAGATAAATAAGCGTTAGCTATATACTGCTAAAAACTTTCATGTTTAGTAAAATATTTTAAGTTTAACTTGATTATATATTAAGAAACATTTCTTATATTATATATGTAAGAAAGTATTAATTATTAAAACCAACATTATTATGAGTACAACAGAAACAGAAACTGTGAAGAGTAACGTAAAAGAAAATGTGGAAATCAACTTGGATGAAATATTCAACGGTGCACCTAGTGGCGCTGATATGATTCAAGATGACAAGAAACAAAAGAATATTTTTTCTGGAACATCTGGTAAAGCAGACTTTAGTTTTGCTGACCCAGACAATGATGGAAAAGATGATCTAAATGCTAAAGTAGAAGCTAAAGAAGAAACTGAAGAAGTTGAAAAAACTGAAGAAGTAACTGAAGAAGTTGAAGCAAAAGCAGAAGATAAAAAAGAAGCACCAACTGTAGATGAAGTTTTTGGTGACATCTCTGAAGAAGAAGAGGTTGCAGAAGAAAAAACTAAAGAAACTAGAGGTAGAAAGAAAATTTCAGGTATATCAGATGTATTTGGTAAACTTATTAAAGATGATAAGATTGTACCATTTGATGATGATAAAGCACTTGAAGATTATACTGCTAAAGATTGGGAAGAGTTAATTGAAGCTAATCTAGAAGAAAAAGCTAGACAAGTAAGAAGTGAAACTCCAAAACAATTCTTTAATAGTTTACCTCAAGAATTACAGATAGCTGCAAAATATGTAGCTGATGGTGGTAAAGATTTAAAAGGTTTATTTTCTACATTATCTCAAGTAGAAGAAACCAAAACTTTAAATGTTAAAACTGTTGCAGGACAGGAAAAAATTATAACGGAATATTTAAGTGCTACTGGTTATGGTACTGCTGAAGATATCCAAGAAGAAATTGAAATTTGGAAAGACTTAGGTAAGTTAGAAACACAAGCTAATAAGTTTAAACCAAAGTTAGATAAGATGCAAGAAAAAGTTGTTGCACAAAAGCTCAAAGAACAAGAGCTTAAGAAAAAGCAACAAGAGCAAGCATCACAACAATATATGAAAAATGTCTATGAGACATTAAAAGAAGGTACATTGGGTGACATCAAAGTAGATAGAAAGACACAAGCCATGTTATATAATGGTTTAGTTCAACCTAATTATCCTTCTGTAAGTGGACGTAACACTAATCTGTTAGGGCACTTACTTGAAAAATATCAATTTGTGGAGCCTAATTACCAATTAATCTCTGAAGCTCTGTGGTTATTACAAGACCCAGCAGGTTATAAAGCAAAGATTATGGATAAAGGAGCACAAAAGAGTGTTGAGAAAACGGTTAGAAAATTGAAAAGTGAGCAATCAAATGTAGGAGGATCATCATTAGGTGTAACTAAAGCAGAAGAAGCAAGTGCTAAGAAAAGCTCAAAGAGAAAGATTCAAAGACCAACCAACATATTTAAACGAATTTAATTAAGTAAATTAAATATATAAACTGAAAATTAATTATTAACAATCAAAAACAATCAAAATTATGGCAACTCCAGTTTTAAATAATGGGATTTTCCTAAGAGATACAAGCTATAAAGCAAGTTCTCATGTTGATTCTTATCACCTTACCCAGATGCTTGGTAACCCTGAGCCTATGGATATGGGACCAATTGATTTGTGGGCAATGACTCAAAAAGTTGAAATGCCTCTTTATCAAATGGCTTCTTTTGGTGGAAAGAATACAATTCTTGTAGACAACGCTAGAGGTGAGTATAAATGGCAAACTCCTATTGCACAAGATCTACCGTACATTGTTGCGGACCTTGATCCTGCTAACACTTCAAAAGGTGTTGATGGAACAACGTTTAGGATCAAAATTAACAAGAGAACTTTTGGACATGGTGATATCATTACTTATGATAAGTACAATGGTTTAGAACTTTACATCACAGCTGATGATATTATCCCAGCAGGTGACGGTTATGTTTACACTGTTCAATTAGTTAACAACAACAACGCAGCCTCTTTAGATAACAAGTACCTTGCAAAAGGAACTAAGTTCTTCAGAAAAGGTTCTGCACGTGGTGAGTATGGTGAAAGATTCTCTGACATTGAAACAGGTTCTGGTTTCCGTGAATTCTACAACTTCGTAGGAGGAGCAGAAGCTCACGTACACTATTCAATTTCTTCAAGAGCAGACTTAATGATCAAAGGCGGATTGAACGCTGATGGTACTGTGCCTGTAACTGAAATTTGGAGAAACTTTGACAATGACCCAAACAACCCATCAGTACCTAGTATTGAAGGATTAGTTGCATCTATGGGTAAAGCTGGTGCAAGAGAAGCATTTGAAAATGGTACTCTTACACGTACTTTCATTACAAATATGGAAGCAGCACACCTTTCTAAAATTGCAACTGACATTGAGACTTACCTCATGTGGGGGAAAGGCGGTAGAATTAAGCAAGACGGACCAGATGATATTAGATTATCTGTTGGTTTATGGTCACAGTTGGATAACTCATTTAAGAGAGTATACAACAAGTCATCATTTACTCTTGACATGTTTAAGTCTGAGCTTTACAACTTCTACCAAGGAAAAGTTGAATTTAAAGGACCAGACCCACAAAGATCACTTGTTGTACAAACAGGTATTGGTGGTATGCAATTAATCAACAAAGCAATTGCTGATGAAGTGTATGGTTCTGGATTAGTTCAAAATGCATCTGATATCGGAGCTGTAACAGGTAAAGGTATGGATTTAGATTATGGTTTTGCTTACACAAGCTTTACTATTCCATTCTTAGCTAACGTTAAGTTTGTATTGAATCCTGCAT